AAGTCGAAGCATCTTGAGCGTGTTCTCGAGAAAAAAGCTTACGAGCATAAGGAGGATGTGGCTCGTGAGGTTCGTACGTACGGCCAGGTTCGTTCTGCAGAAGCTCAACTTGGATCTCGTACGTGGAAAAGCTATTCTAAAATAAGGTTTCCGTCTGCTCAGTTTAGACGTGGGTGGGATCAAATATTTGGAACTAGGGGCGAGTAAGGAGGGTTACCCATGTGGCTGGAAATTCTATGGGTTGTTTCTGCACTAGTTGTAATCGTGTCGTTTGCGTGGCAGATGGAGAAGGTTAAAGGGCGGGTCGAACGGCTTGAAACTGTGTTTAAGCAACTCGGTCCAACGGCGGAAGCAAGGTTACAAGAGAATGGAACGAAAGTTGTAATGCCTTCTAAGTGGTATGACGATATGGAGGAGTCATAAATGGGTGAGGCACGTCGTAGATTTTTACTTGAACAGATTGGTTGGGTACGTCCGGTAAGTCCGAAGCAAATACGAATTCCTGGGTCTCTTACAGAAGCTTTGTTGGTTGAGTCCGGTAAGGAGTGCGAGGTTTGTGGCACTGTTATTTTACGAAATAACAAAAAGCAATATACTCGATTTTGTTCTGATTCATGCAGAAAATCTAAAAAGAGGTAAGAGTGTCCATATATTCAGGTGTGTCCCCGTTAGAAGCTCAGCAATCTGCGCAAAAAATCGTGGGTTACCGCAGAGATTATCGCAAGTTTGCGGCTGAGCAGTTACGTATTGGAGATAATCCGTTTAATTTGTGGCCATGTCAGATTCCTTTGTTAGAGTCTGTGGAACGGCAGTTCGAAGAGCGAGGATTTGCTCGGTGTGTGTGGTTGAAGGCCAGACAGGTAGGCGCATCGACGTTAGCAGAATCCTTGGTGGCATGGCGTACTATGCTTTGGCCTCATGTGAACGCTTTGGTTCTTGCTGATCAGGCGGAACGTGCACGAACATTGTTTGAAATCTCCCGCACATTCTATGATCATCTCGATGATGATATTCGTCCTGTTGGTCGGTACATAACGAAGCGCGAATTGGTGTTTGCAAATCCGTCTCAGGCAACTCGTAAGCACGACCCCGGGCTACGATCTCGTATTGTAGTGGAGTCTGCGCACAAGAAAAACATTGCAATTGGAGCAAATTGGCAGGTTGCGCACTTATCCGAGTGCGCTCGTTTCCCAGATCCTGCCTTTGTTTTGGATGGTGTTATTCCGGCAGTGCATAGAGTCCCTGGAACTATTATTATTATGGAGTCTTCGGCTGAAATGGCCGGGACCTGGTATAGAGATTTTTGTGAAGCGTCCATGCGTGGTGATACAGCATTTGAATTTACATTTGTTCCCTGGTATTTGCAACCAGAGTATTGCATGGCACTTAGCCCTGGTGAGCATCTTGAGTTATCAGCAAATGAGAGGCATATTTCAGCAGAACATGGTTTGACTCCCGGTCATATTAAGTGGATGCGAGAAAAACTTGCTGAAATGGGGAATGACTGGGATTTATTTCGGCAGTCATTTCCGCTTACTGTGGAAGATGCTTGGGTTACTCCTGGAGCCCAAGTATTTCCAATGAAGAATTTGCGAGAACTTCGTCATGGTATTCGTCCGCCGAAACGAATGGCGGAGGTGTACGCTGGTCCTAGGATTTTGGATTCTCCTCAGGGCAGATTGAGTATTTGGGATGAGCCGGAATCAGGAAAAGCATACGATATTGGTGTCGATGTGGCGATGGGGCAAGGGCGTGATGATTCGAGCGATACAGACTTGGATTCTTCTGTAGCGTGTGTCTTGGAACGTGGGTCAAATAAGCAAGTGGCCGAGTGGGCATCCCGATCAATTGATCCCTTTGAGTTGGCTAATACGTTGTATTGGCTGGGAAAATACTATAATACGGCACAGGTTGCTGTTGAAACGAATGGAATTGGTGGTGGTACTAATCAGCAGTTGTCAAAAATGGGCTATGGAAATTGCTACATATGGAGGTACAGGGATGAGATCGTTCCTCGTTATTCTAGGAAAACGGGTTGGGAATGTGTAGTTCCTGAAGCGAAGATTCTGACGTCTGATTTGCAGTGGGTTTCTGCGGAAAGTCTTATCGTTGGGAGTAGGTTGTTGGGGTGTGATGAAATACGGCCGGGAAAACGTGAACGCTATAGGCTAAAAGAGCAGCAAGTAGTTAATACGAGAACTTTTGAAGCACCGCTTATTGAAGTTATATTAGACAACGGTCAATGTACTAAAGTTAGTCGCACACATCCATTGTTATCCTTTCGTACTTCTTTTCCTGGGTGGCGTTGGCGTTCGGCATATGAGCTTCGATGCGGTGATCTGGTTAAGTATTTACCTCTTTGGAAGACTTTGGATACGTATGATGCTGGGCGGCTTTCAGCGTTTTTGGATGGAGAAGGTCATCTTTGTCAAGGTAAGCCCTCTGGACTTCAGTTGTTGATTAGTCAAGCTGAAGGGGAATTGGCTCAAGAAATTAACGAGTTATGGGCTTCTCTTGGTTTTAACTGGACTTTTAAATGGTTGCGACATAAGAAAAGACCACACGAGAAACCTATTGCGACATCTGGTGTTATAAAGATTTCTGAGGTTTTTAAGGCTCTTGGGAGTTTACGACCGACTCGGCTTCTTAGAAGATTCCGTGACTGTGTGGATTTGAGCAGAATTACTCTTCAATCTATTTCGAACGCAGTTGTTGTTTCTGTTCGTGATGTTGGGGTTGGTAGTGTGGTTGGTATAACGACGTATCCGGATCATACGTTGATTGCAGATGGGGTTGTGGGCCATAATACAAATACAAAAAGTAAACCCTGGTTAGTTGGTTTTGCTGCTCATGAAATGGTGAATGGTCGTGTGCAAATTTCTAGCGAGTTGCTCCTTCGTGAGCTTGAGATGTTTGTACAGAAGGGACCAAATGAGTGGGGGGCAGTTGCTGGCCATCACGATGATCGAGCAATTTCATGGATGATTGCTTTATTAACATCTGATGACGAATCTTTCGAGAAGTACTATGGACTTCAAAGGCTGGTTGCAAGAAGTGATTTATCAGGGCAGCCAATATCTAAAGAACCAGAATCGTGGGAGTGTGATAAAACATTTAGGAGAGTGGTGGGTGGGCGAGAAGATGAACCATGGGAGTGAAAGGAGATTTTATGGCTGTGCCTAAAATTGGGCGTAGGTCTGTGTCGGTGGATGTACTAACCGATTCGCAACTAGAAGGTTTTGTAAATTCTCCAGGGCCAGTCGTTCAATTGGATTCTCGTGTGTTAGACGATGATCCTGAGCAGGCTGCTGAGGTGTTGCTTCCGTATCTTCCGGAAGATACTCAACTGTTGATTAAAGAGGCGCAGGTTGCCGCTGGGGTGCCCCTATGGCAAATGTTTCTTGGTTATGTCATGATCGTATCGGATCGGGCTGAGTTATTTGCACCTTACTTGTTGGCTGCTTGGGAAGCCGGGAAGAAACCGAATGAAGCACGTCCTTGTGGTACGTGCGGCGGATTATTTAAGTCGAGGTTTGCGCAAGCTAAGTACTGTTGCCCGCCGTGCCATTTCAATAAGTTGGCAGCGTTTGGTCACACGGCTGACTGTCCCACAGGGTTAGGGGCAGCGAAGGGGGTATAATGGCAAGTCTTCCTCCTCGGGGTGAAGAGCTTACTCTGATTCGATTCTTAGATGCGTTGGATAGTGAAGCTGAGGCATCGAAGCGAGAGATAGCACGNCCGTGGGAGGAGAATATTCGGCAGGTGCAGGGGGATCAGTGGAAGATTAAACGGGCTCCTTATTTTCTTGTCAATATAATGAAGAATCAAGTGAAGAGAAAAGTTAGTGCTGTTACTGAAATGCGCCCTCAAATTCGTATTAGTGCTCAAAAACCAGGATTGACGAAGGCAGCGTCAGTGCTGTACAACGCCACTCGTTCAATTTTTGATCGTAATGAAACAGATGACGTGTTCTATCGTATGTGTTTATTTGCAATGACCCTAGGTCCCGGATTTTTATCCACGACGTATGACCCTATCGAAGACGATATTGTTGTTTCATTTGTTGATCCGCGTCGTGTGTACATTGATCCTGGTATACAATCCGGTGCTGATTTGCGGCATGCCCAGTATATTCGTATTGATACTATTACGTCATTGGCTGAGATTAGAAAAAGATTTCCTGGACGTGGAGCGTTGGTGACGCCGGACGAGAGACTGAGTACTTACGAAGGAAAAAGTAAAACATCTTTGATTTCTGCTGCATTATCCATGCTTCCTCGTCCGTATCATCCGGGAGTTTCTAGAAAATCAGGACCCATCCCTCGAGCGGAATTGAGAGATTATTGGATTAATGACCCGCAGATTAATACTTCCGGAGAGTTGCTATTTCCTGGTGGGCGTCATGTTATACGAAGCGGTAACATCATTTTGGTGGACGAATCTAATCAATATTGGGATGGTGGTTGGCCTATTGATATGTTTGAGTGGGACGTGGATTTTGAACATCCTTGGGGAATTGGGGAGGTTCAGGATTTGCGGCGGCTGCAAGAAGCGATTAATCGAATGGGTGATTCGTGGATTAAGAATTTGTTGCTCGGTGGTAACTTTCGGGTCATTGCTGATGCGGATGCTCTTGATCCGGATCAGTGGGATAAACTTGATAATGATGCTGGGCTGATTGTTAGAAAGAAACCGAATCGTCAGTTTGACTATCAAGCTCCTATTGCCGCTGATCCAGGGACTCCGACAGCTATCCAGGCTTTGATGCAACTGTGCGATTTATTAACTGGAAATCTAGATCCTTCTGGTGGAAAAGGTGAAACGGGTCCTGGGGCTGGACTCGAGGGGTTACAGAGTTCTCGTCAAGCGCTGATTCGTTCTGTTGCTAGGAGATTTGAATCTTTGCTTGGACGAGTGGGTCAAAAGATTATTTCTCGTATTTTTCAGTATTATACATCTGATAGAATTTTGTTTCAGCAGGGACCAAGTCACGAGTGGATTTCGTATACGTTTGAGCGTCAGAAATTGTTAGAAGATGATGATGGTAATGTGCGACCAAGTGAAGAGAGAGCTCGTATGTATCGTGATTTTAAGTTCTTGGTAACTCCTGGTAGTTCTCTTGCGAGTACTCGTATTCAGCGAGTTATGGCAGCATTGCAATTGCGTGCCGCGACTGGTGTTGCTCCCAGTATTCGTCGGGTTTTGGCTGAGGCGGATCTTGGAGATCCAGATGAGTTGATTCAGGAGGGATTAGAGGAATTGGCTAAGCTTCCGCCTCCGCCGCCACCGAAAGGCAAGGGGGGTCGTAAATAATAATTTTCTGTTTATGGTGGTAATATTGACGACGTGCTGTAAGTGTGTGATGTCTTAGTGGGAGGATTATATGCCGTTAGCTCCATCGCCGTTTTCGAGTGTTCCTGGGTTCCTTAATAGGGGGGCAACTCCTCCTGTTTCTGTCGGCCCTCCTATGGGTGGTTCGCCAGGGGCTGGTGGTCCTCCAGGCAGTCAAGTTCCTGGTTTGATGCCAGGGTCTTCTTCAGAATCTTCTGAATTAGATTTATTTCAGCGTGTTTCTCTTTTGCTAATGGACCCGCAAACGAAACAGTTGAATCCGGCAGCGGTTCTTTTGTTTGCTGGAATGGGTTTGCGAGAAGCTTTGGAGAAGAGCGGTAAGTACACATCTAAACCGCATCGCTCGAACGAGGAACTTTCTCAGCAAGGGGTACCCGTGGGGATGCCAGGTCAGACTGGAATGCCAAGTCCTGAACAGATGATTAGGCAGCTTCGTCCGGTAGGGGTGTCAGGTGGAATGTAACGATGCCTTTGAATGCTTATTTCAAGGGTAGAGGAGATAAGGTAATGAGATCTATGGTCTCTAGATATGGTGAAAAGAAAGGTAAGCGGATGTTTTATAGCACTGCGAATGCAAAGAAGATGGCTCCGGCGAAGAGGAAGATGTAATGGCAAAAAAGAGCATGTTAACGATGCCGCATTCGATGCGTGAATCAACTGAGAAGGCGCAGGGGATTCGTGATTCGCATAGTGAAATGATGGATATGGAAGGTTCTCGAGACTCCGGAGATGCTCGGTCATTGGGACCGAAGCGTGCGGCTCGTGTTCTTTCGCCTACTCGAGAGCGGAAGCGTTCACGAGTGTATGAGCGTAGGGTTTAACTTCAACACA